GAATATTAAATTTAGTTATAGCCTGAGTGTATCTAGACATAGTGTCGTTAAGATCTTCAGCCGGAGCTTCGTCTTCACCTGCTATGCTGTTTACTTCGTCCACTGATTCACTAACTTCACCTTTGAAGTAGCTTTGTTTGATATTGTCAACTTTCTGTTGGAAAGAATCTTTAGTATCAAACTCAACATCTTCTGCAAGTTTAGCTAATTTTTCAGCTTCAGTTTCTGCAAGCCCTGAAGAAGCATCTCTTATAATCGTTTCTTTCTCGAAAGATTGAACTTGACTATTTAAAGAAATATTTTCTTCTGTGGATTTATTTAAAGATTCTTCTAGTTCAGATACTTGATCGGCTAAATCGTCGATTAAGTCTTCTTTACCTTCTGGAACCTCAATATAATGTTCTTTGAACACTGCTTGTAAGGAAGTCATAAAGTCTTCAGCAATCTCAGTTTTAAGACCTTGATTGATTGCAACTTCGTTTTCTTTCATCCAACCTTCAACTACGTAGTTTAAGTATGAGTCTACTTTTTCTACTAAGCCTGATTCGATGTCAGTAACTTCGTCTTCCAAGTTTTGCGCATATTCTGCTTCTAAGCGTTCAACTTCTTCTGCAAGTTTGCTAGTAAGCACTGCTTCAAAAATTGTGCCCGCTTTATCACGGAATCCATCTGAAAGAGTAGCTTCTTCTTTGATGATTGTATCTAGATCTTCATCGAAATCAACTTTTTCAACTTTTGCTTTAGCTTTAAGCTCATTTTTCTTTGGTAAAGATTTTTTCATGGCTTTATCGTAATCTGCAACTTCTGAATCGTTGTCTTCATCGACTTCGTCTATTTTCGTCATCTTAGCGAAGAGCTTTTGCGCGTCCTCTTTTCTTGCTGATTTTAACATATCAACAGCTGCTTGAATAACACCAGCTTTAGTTTTAGGAATAGCAACCTCTTTAGGTTGTACGGACTCCTCTTCGTGGTCCATTTCCTTTTTAACTTTAGCTTCTTCTAAATCTTCTGCAGATTCTTCTGAAGCTTCAGCAACTTCTTCTTGTGTTTCTTCAACAACTTCCTCTTCAGTACCTTCGACTACTTGTTCTTCATCGTTAAGTACTTCATCAGAAGCTTGCTCAGATATGTCTTCAGCGTTTTCTAAGTTATTTACGTCTTCTGACATGTCGTTTTCTCCTATTTATTTAGAGTTTACAAGTTTCGAGAGGAAATTTTTAAATGCGCGAATCTCTATATCCGAGGATACAGTATTCTTTGCTGTCTTTATTTCAGTCTCAATTATTTCAATGTCTTGTGCTTTTAGTATTCCATTGTCCCATACCCATTCTACTCCTTCCATAATTCCATTAACGAATGCTTCTGGAGCGGATGGATCCTGGACAATGTCTACGGTGGCTAACATAAAGTCTTTACCAACGTAGCTAGTACCATTCTTTTGCACAAGGCTTCCCATTCCACGACTTGATACACCAAGCTTAACTCCCCCTTCAAGCAAACCTTCAACGATTTGCCCCATTGGAGTTTTAAGGATTGATGCTTTTCCTATAACATTACTTCCGTCCCATTTGAGTTCAGTAATCTTATGTGAAACTTTATCTAGATTAACAGTTGGCCCTTCTGGATGATTTAACTCTCCAACTGCTCTTCCAGTAGAAACTTGCTCTTTGATGTATTTCTCAACAGCAGCTTCTAAAATCTTTTTTTCGTATATACGGCCGTTTCTATTCTTTGCATCGGCCTGCATGAATACACCTTCAATAACATGGCTTTTATTACCTTTTTTATCTTCGGTAATATAGCTTTGTAAATTACTATCGTTATATTCTGCGATTAATTTCATAGTTGTCCTATTCTTCTTCTCCAGCTTCTGCTTCGATAGGTTCTTCAACTGGCTCGATACCAGCTTTTCTTTGAACCATCGTAGAAGCTAGCTCTACTTTTTTTGCATCCAAAGAGTCATTCATCTTGTCAGCCATTGCTGAATCAAAACTCTTTTTTGCATTTACATTATCACCATCTTTTAATCTATTGATAATATCTTTAATAGTTTCACTCATTTCAATTTACCTCTGTATTATATTTATAAAATTTAAAGTCTTAACCGAACCTAGGATCGTCTGGATCAGGCATATCGTTCTCACCGCCACGCTCCTCATCTTCGATTTGTTTATTCATAGTCTCTATATCGTCATCACTAAATCTAAGTATATTCTTTTTAACCCATTCATTTGATATAAATCGGCCAATATGCTCATCCAGTGAACCTAACATATCGAATCTTTCTCTATACATTTCGGCTTCTTTTAATTCTGAAAAGTAATTATCTTCAATATAGTCAAACTGTATGGATTCTTTCCATTCGTTCCACTCTTCTGCAGTAACTACATTTTTCAACATTAATTGAGTCTTCATTAATTGTATAAAAACGTCTGAGAATCTTTTTCTCAATCTATCAATAAACTTTTTAAATTTAACTTCGTCCCTAGTTATTTCAGAAGCTCTACCTAAACTAAACTGTGCTTCTTGTTCTAACCTATTAATAGGAACGTTTAATGCTCTATATAATTTCTTTTGGAAATAGATTATATCATCTATTTGTCCTAAGTTTTCTCCACCTGGTAATGTAGTTATTTCTGTTCCTCTACCACCTTCACGTCTTGGTAAGAAGAAATCTTCTAACATACTCATATGCTTTTTATCATCTTTAACATCACCAGTTTTAGCATCATAAACTAATTTGTTTCTATATTGATTCATAATACCACGTAAGTATTCTTCTGCTTTACCTTTTGGTAAGTTACCAACATCAATATAAAATATTCTTCTTTCTGGTGCTCTACTTATTCTATAGATAACAACAGAATCTTCCATCATTCTTAACTGATTTACTGGCTTAATAGCTTTATGTAAATAAGATAAGATTCTTTTACGTGATGAATCTAATACCCCAGATGTACCATATATGATAGCATCTGGTTGAATTTTTAACCCTTGATTATATTTTCCTAAAGCATTGTCTTGGAAAAGAAAGAATTCTTTTTGCTTCTTAATAAGCTTAGCACCTGTTTTAGGATCTTCCTCTTCTTCTATTTCTTTTACTTTTCTTAATTTAGTAGGATCTATATATCTTAATTCTTTAATACCTGCTTTTGGATTACCATCGTTTATTATAACATGGTAAGGTAGTCTTCCATCTATATACCATTTTCTAAATATATCATGTGAATACTGATTAAAGTTTAAAAGAGAAATAATGGTATCAAATTCCTCTTTCATCATTTTTTTAATTTTATCTGAAGCGTCTACTTTATCTAAGACTATATCTACTGGAACATCGTTATGATCTCCAACAATTGCTTCGTTTACTATATCTTCTACAGCTGCATCACATTCTGGTTGTGCTGCAACATCACGATATTTCATAATAAGATCTATCTCGCTTTTTGCTTTATCTCCATCAAGATCTAAATATGCACCAAAATGACCACCCGTGCTTATAACACCGGCGCCATCTTCATCCGTATTTGGTACGAAAGAAACCTTTGGAACTTCTTTTTCCTGTCCCTTTCTTTTAATTTCGAATCCGAAAAATTCTGCCATAATTTTATCCTATATTATCAGAGAGAGAAATTAATCCCTCTCTGTAATATATTTATACTAGTTTTAGCTAGTGGTATTTGACTCCCAGTACTGCATTTGTAACTCTACAGTAAATTCTTCAATTGTGTTCTCCTGGTCATAGGCAACTTCAATTGCTGAAATGTTAGAAGGCCACATTCCGCGAATATCAATACTCTTAGTTGTGTTTCCTTCTTTATCAAGTTGTTCGATAATACCGTCAGCTTGATAATCTGTAGGATTACTTAATCCACTGTTAGAGTTGTGACCATTAATACCATTGCTCCATCTTTCGAAAGCATCTCTGACTTCGAAACCAACATCATTAATAACTGTAATAGTCCAAGGTTCAAAAGTTCTATCTCCAGCTATCTGAAGTTTTCTTCCTCTGAACGGAACCTCTACAGGTGCTACTATCGATGCTGGGAAAGCTGCTGCCTTACACATAAATGATGTAAGTTCAACGTCTCCCGCTGCGTATCCTGGGAAGTTAACAGTACACTTGAATAAGTTTCCACGTGCACCACCGCCAACTAGTTTAGATTTAAAATCATCTACTCCTAATATTGCCATGT